TTGCCTGCCATAGTTTCCCTCCTTTGCTGGCTGTCCATCACTTTTATTTTCTCCTATCATCCAGCTAACAGCAAAACGTCCTGTGTCTACAGGGCTTCCTTCTTTTACTAACTTATCAGCTTCCAAAACAACTGCACGAACTAATCGGTCTATCTTTTGTTCAGAATACCAACCAATCTCGTCAATAGGAACTTGATCTGTCATGCTCGTAAATAAAGTTCATAGCTGATATTAGTTCCAGCTTGTTCATTAACTTTTACTCTAATTATTTGATAAGTTACTCCCGAAACAATAACTTCATCTGCAGTTTTAGGAGTAAAAGACAAAGAATCAGCAGGAATAGTACATTTCCTGTCGTCAGCTTGTATTAAATCATTAACCTCTCTAAAATTTATATCTTCGAAAACTCCCTTAAGAGTCGTATCGCTAACAGACTCCCGAACTTCTCCAGTAGTGGAATTATAACTGCCAGCATTAACTTTTCTATAAGTAATAGAAGTTCCAATTCCAGAAATTTGTGAAACTTTCTTTACAACTTTTGCAATAGCAGTATCAAAAGCCATTAGATTCTATAAGCAATAACAGTTCCACTAGCCAAAGTAATACTTGTGAAAACACCTTCGACTTCGCTTCCATGTTTAATTGGAATAGATGAAACAGTAGAAGATCCATTCTCTGTCACGTTTGGGCTGACCAAAGTCATAACTGCATCTTCTAATGCGTGAATTTTGCCAAAGCGTCCTGTGTGTGCACTTGTGTTTGTGATGATTAGTGCTGATGGATAGTTGTTGTATCCCATGAAATTAACTCCGTTTGATTGCTACATTTCCGGGTCCACTTATTCTAAGACCCGTCATCATTCTTTCATACATTGGTGGAACACGATCTGCTCCAACTTGTCCAGAAAAAACAGGTTCGACAGCGACTCCTCCAACTCCAACTCGTTTGTAATCTTCCAATCCTGAAAGACCTAAACCAGCTTTGTTGTTGTGTAAATAAGCGGCTAATATTGCTTGTGCTTTTGTTATTTGATCTGGAATTTCAGTATCAGTAAAATAATCAGTCGAGATTCTAAAAGGAAACCCAACAGAATAGGTATTGATATATGTATCTGGTTTTCTTACCCCAGTTCTAGGCCATTGCATTGACTGAGTATCAGTCGATCTTGCTCCTAGAAATCTTTCCCGATCCAATCTGATGGCAGATGTATAAAGTGCACGATTTTTCTGGTCTGTTGTTGCAGATGCCCATGCTGTTACATCGTCATCCTCAATCAAACCTTCAATAATGCTATCCGCTGTTGCGACTGTCAGATACGAGTTTGCGTTTGCTGCTCCTACTGTTGCCACTATTGTTATCGCCATCTTTTGTTTTCCGTTTTGTTTTTGGTTTAGAAATAGGAATAGAGGCCACCTGTTTAGCAGCCTCTCTTTCCCTTGCTCGTCTAAATGCGAACAGTCCCATTAGCTAGATGCACCTTTTAAAAGTACAAAGTTAATGACAGCAGCTTCGCTTAAAGAACCGCCAGAAACATTTCCAACAGTAACTTTAAAAGAACCAGCAGCCACAGCAGAAACATTCACGTTGTAAGCTCCAGCAGTACCAGTAGCTCCAAGAAGAGCATAAGGACAATCTGTTGCAGCTACACGATCATTATTTACCTGAAATGTAACTTCAGCACCATCGGCTAAAGCTGCATTGTTCATTGTGATCTGACCAGATTCTGCGTTTAAAGTAACGGCAGTTGACTTGTTAGTCGCTTGAGTAACTGTTCCGCCAGTAGTAGGTCCAATAGACTTACCAGCAGTAACTTCGAATAATGAAGGCATAATTAATTACCTCTAATCCTGAGCAGATACATTAGTCGCTCTCACGATACCAATGTTCTTTGTTTCGTAGACCTTCGACCAGTTGGCTACAGTTCCTAATACAGTACGATTTGGGTTTGTTGTAGTAACAGCCCATTTTGTACCGACAGGATGATATGTGTAATGAAGATCAATAGCCATTGCGTTTGATTTCGCAAGGATATCTCTATCTGTCTCCATAGTCATTCCAGCTTGCTCTCCAGAAGCAATAGCTCCTGCTGTAAAGAAGTAAGTAGAATATTCTGTGGAAGCTCCAGACCCAGTTGTTGAAACGTCGTCGGAAACGATAACTTTTAATCCACAATAAGTAGGAACTGTTCCGTCTCCTCCGTATGCTCCTGCAATAGTTCCACCGGAAGCAGTAGCTCCTGCTCCAGTATCGCCAGCTACAACATAATCAACAAGTTTACGTTCAACGAGGTCATAATATACCTTGCTATGCATACAAACAGCTGTGAGTTGATCGCCAGCATCTCCAAGAATTGCTTTCGCCTTTGCAACGTGCTTTGGACTTAAACCTGTTGGAGTATCGCCGCTTTCAGAATCAATAGTATTAGCAAATAAAGCAGAGTTGCTGTCGTTTGCATTGATTGAACCGAAAACGCCGTCAAGAACTGCAAGAAGGTCTTTCTGTCTTTGGTTGGCAATATAAGCACCAACCTTTTGACCAATAGCGGCCATAGGATCAGCACCAGCAGCCAAAGCAGCTAAGTCTCTTGATTCCCAAGCTTTACCTCTATGGAGGATAACTCCAATTTGCTTGTCAGCTTGGATTTTACTTGGTGTTAATGAAGTGCTATCTGTTAAAACTTCAAAATCTCCAGAAAGGTTTGCTTTCCAGAAAGGGACGTTCACGAAATCTCCGCCATCTGTCGCATTAAGCTCAGCCATAGGCTGCACCACACCGCTTGCCAAGAAAGCATCTCGTTGTGTTGTTTGCTCGATTACATATGGCGTAAAAATCTCTGGAACTATAATGTCCGACCTTTTTGTGGCCATAATTAAATTCTAAAAATAATTTTACGGAGTGGGCATAACCCTTCGGCTCGGCATAACTTCGCCTATTGCTTAATATACTAGCCTTTTTTCTTCGATTGAGCTAATAATCGGTCATATAATTCTCTATCAGTATTATAAAGTCGCATTATCTCAGTAATATTCCCTCCATCTTCAAATGGATTCTTTTTCATTCCGATAGGTAAATCGGCTCCAGTAGCCTTTCCGATAGGAGCTCCTCCTCCCTGTGGTTTTGGCTGTTTTAAAATATAATCAGGCAATTTTCCTTTTGCCCACTCAGCTACAGGAGTTCTTTCGTATCCGTCAACAACAACAGGAACTCCGTTATCAATTTCAATTTTATCCTTAGGAAGAAAATTATTTAAAACTAAATTTGGGTCATGTACGATTTCCGCCAAGCTTTGTACTGCTGGACTGACGAGTTCGAGTTCTCGGACTTTTGCTTCGAGTTCTTCAATTCGTTTTTTATCTTCTCCTGACTTATCTCTGTATTGTTTTTCGAGGGCAGTTTTAGCTTCTCCATACTTGCCTTCTTGTTCGAGTCGAGATCGTTCAGCATTTTGTTTAAATTCTTTAAGAGCTTCATAGTCGGGAGGAACTTCTAAAAGCTCCTTTTTTTGCATCTTTCCTATCAACTCATAATTTTTCTTTTTAAGACTTTCAATCTCTTTTTTTAAAGATTCTGCTTCAACGTTTTCTGTGTTGTTAGAAGTTTCAACAGGCATAACCTCTTGATTTTGTTCTTCGGCCATAAATTCCCATAAGGATTAGATTTATTTTATCAGAATTACTTCTTCTTGCCTTTTTTCTTGATTTTTTTCTTTTTTCCGTAGGGCATGACTTTACAAAGTGCAATATTTAAAAGAAAAAGCCCACTTATAGTGAGCCTTATCTCCAAATCTATTCTGAACCTATTTTAGTCGCTTACAAAAGAAAGTCAAGAGGCTAATTTTTTAGAAGGAGTTTTTGTATAAGTCTTAATTAGTTGCTCTAGAGTTTTAGGAGAGCCGTCTTGACGAATAAGTTTTTTTAAGGCTTCATCTGCTCCATATTTAGAGGTTAATGCGTTGAAATATTTTACTTTGCTTTGTCCCAAAGCTAATCCCTTATAAGAAGTTGATTGATTACTCAACCACTTTCCATAAGACATTCCAATAGGAACACTTCCTCCTTCCCCTGCTCTTTTTGCATATTTATATTCGGGAGGGTCTACTCCAAGTGCTTTATAATCTAAAACTGCTGTTGTCCTACATCTACAACCAAAATGCTGAGGGGGTTCGGGTCCTTGTCCGTATTTATGAACTGTTTGATCTAATATTCTACATTCTGGAGCAGTTCGAGAGTCTAATGTTGCTATCCATTTATATTCCTTTGTTATATCTTGATTTGCTTCGTAAACAGTTTGAGCCGCTTGATTACTAACAGATTGAACACTTGTTTTAACTAAGGTTGCAATTTGGTTGTTATTCATTTTGGCTCCTCCTTCAAATTTTAGAAGGCCATATAAACGTCTAGTCATTTCT